TTTATAATCATTATCAACATTTTGATAATATGCCGACACCTTGTCTCAGGTGTTTTGGCCACAGCATCGTTGACCTCATTGGTCGTAGTGATGAAGGCCTTAGCAGACCGCATTCGCGGTGGCAGTCATCATTCCCAATCGAAGTCGATGAACTCATATTACTGCATAAAACAAGGAAATAAACGTATGAAGCAAGCAGTCGCTAGATCATTGCATACTCCTCACGTCGACGTACGCAAAACACCGCAACCACGACAGGAAGATAGTCATGAATACCTCAAGAAGGTCCGACATTTGTTTGAAGACGTCTTCAAGCATTCCAGAGTTAGTACGAAGCGGGTTTATCTCGATAATGACGGAAAGCTCTATCGAATGAAGTTGGATCCTTCAGTCGACGCAGAACCATCCCCCTATCTCACAGGCACTGCCAGACGTGAGTTCACAGTAGAGGAGTTATCTGACATGAAGCCGAACTTCAAATTCCGACCAGTTATTGAAGCACACATGTCAGGTACCACCGACTTTGCCGTCCTCAAAGCCAGTGGAAGCAATGACCATTCTTGCACATCAGTGTTGAAGCGATGGCTGTCTTGCTTTATCAAGGATAGAAATCTAAACACAGTAGCATTGGATAAGTCTCAAACATGGCTCAACAATGAGAGTGCTAATGGATCATTTTATGTGATTGCTTTGAACAACACAGTGTTAAGGAAGTGCTTAAAGGAGATAGCGCAAGCAGGTGTTCCGTGCATAGCGGTAGTGGAAGATTATGTAGAAGGCGTACACTTGGGAACAGCATATTCGTATGTTTGTCACAAAGGTTTAGTCAAAGGGGTTTCGAAAGGTTCAAACGGAATGTGGACAGATGAGAATTTACCATCTGAATTCCAATACATGGCAGGACAACTAACGGATGATTACTGCTTCGAGACAGTGATCGCTTTTGGGCCACAACGGATTATTTATATGCACAAAGGAACTTCAACAAGTAATGATTGCTTCACACCTCAGACACCAACAATTCCTGTCCCTGAAGCAGCAAAGATAGTGATGAATCGCTCATCGGCCATCAAATCCTTCTTCGCGCGTCAAGAAATAGTTGAGGTTGGTTCCATTCCTCAACAGGAGATGATTCACCACACGTTCGTCGCACCTAAAGTCGACTGGTATATGTATCAACTGGCACAAACATTAGTGATGCTTTGGTTTAGCCCCATCACTTATTTATGCAACATCGCCCTGTATGCTTTGTACTATTTCAAAGGCTATGAGAAAATTGAGAGGTATCATCTTTACGACTACATCGCATCCCTTGGAAGGGTGGGCAAGGTTCTATCAATTGTTGCAAAATTCATCATCGCTTACACAAGAAGAGAAAAGATGCACATCGACCTCACTTACGACAAAGTGTATGTCAAATCGGAGTTGGCGGAGAAATTCATTGGATTCATGGGTAGCAGTGCTAGAGACAAGCACGAGTTGCCCTTCGGGTTCTATCACGTTGATAGATGGAATATTGTGAGACTCCCAGCCCAGCATCCTCAGGTTAACTACACCAACCTAATCGAATGCGTGGACAGGTTCAACAAGTCCCTCGGACACTCGCCCAACACCATCCCCGCGAAATTCTATCGACTTTTCGGACATAACAACATTGACGTGGCTAATGAATCTGCTCATGTTTTGACCGCGCCATTGGAAAGCATTGTCCGCAAGAAAATGGTAGTGACCCCCTACTCCATCTCACTCGCAAGCAAACAACATCGCGACTATCTTGTGCATCTAACAGACATGGAGCAACATTCACAGTATGGCATGTTAGAAAACAACATCGAGTCACTTTCAGCATCAGCAAGCAACCGATTACTCCAAGACATCCCAGAGAAGCTCCCAATGACTCATTACCTCAAATGGATGGTGGACTTCTGGAATCAATATGTTAGAGTCGAGCAGGTCGAATCACAGGTAGTAAAAGATTGTGACACAGACATGGAAGAGTATCATAGGGAAATGAACGAGATTGAAGAAATTCCAGATCTTAGCAAGTATAGTGGAAGGAAACTCACCAGAATGATTAATGGATACAATGCGATAAACACCAGACCTTATTATGAAACATTTATGAAGAATGAATCACTTCCACTCGAGTCCGTTTTCAGAAAAGGCACACGTATCATCACACCGAACACCGTCGCATTCAACGCAGAGAATTTGAATTGGTATCACAAATTTGAAAAGATTCTCCTTTCAACAATGGAACCACGCTCAGGCACACGTATTTTCGCGAAGGGATTGAACTTCGATCAGAGACTCGACATCATCAGAGAAAAGAGAAAGCACTTCCAATATGTCTTTTGTTGTGATTTTAAGAACTTCGATGCTCATCATCGATTCGAGTCATATGCTGCAGAATTGGCCTTTTATGAATGGTTAGGACTCGAGCATGAGAAAGCGCAAGCACTTTATGATGCAAAACACAGTGGAAATATTGAACACAATATGCCATGCAGATGCTCAGGGGACCTTTTCACCGGATCAGGAAATTGTCTCGTCATAGCATCTCTATTTAAGTCCTTCAACAACAACATCGAGATATTCTGTGATGGAGACGACACTCTTGTATTCTCCAACGACAAGGATGACGCTCAGAGAATTTGTGAGTATATGGAGAGCATAGGCTTTGAACTTAGAGTCGACGCCATCGTTGGGCCCACCAGCGACGGTATTGAGTTCTGTCAGATGACCTACTACACGGAAGAGGATTGTTACACTGTTAATATCGACAGACGACTTGGAAAATCACTCAATTTCACAGCATCATCACCAGAAGAAATGGCAAAACGTATCTATGGAAAAATCATGTCCTTGGTTGCTCTTAAGTCAGTAGGTGTGGAGATGAAAGGAGATCTGCCAAAGATGCAAGGACTTCCAGTGTTGGATGACAGAGAATGGTGGTCAGCAAAGTATTTCAAAGGATGTCAGAAGTTGAAAGTTGAGAATGACGTTGTGATAGATTTCTCGGATCCAATGGCCGGCTGGTTCCGAAAAATATGTCACGAAATCAACCAACTAACAGAATTGGAGGCGCACCAATCAAAAACACCAATCCAACAACGAAGAGAAATCCTCAACCTACTCGTAAGAGAGTCAAGAAAGCAGTGCAACGCTCCGACAGAGGTAATGGATCTTATAGGATCACTAAACGAGAGATGTGGTTCATGGTTCAAGGAGCAGGTGATGGCAAGAAATCATTCGCCGAGAATGGATATCCTCTCTGGTTCAACAAGATTTGTCAACTCTACGAAAACTATGAAATGCATCGAATTAGGGTTGCTTGGGAATCGACCTATTCTTCAATCGCTGAAGGACACATTATTGGATCATACAATTCGACACCCGGCGACAGTATCAGCCTGTCAGGTCAATATTTACTCGCTCAACGAAACTCCAAACAAGCACCAGTTAGACAAAGCAGAGGCTTCATTGACATCCCACCGGCAGCATTCAAGCAAACTCCATCAAGAAGAGCATGCCGAGGCGACAAATCATGGCTATTCGAATTCCTCTATTCCATCAAGACAACAAGCAATGGAACAGTCACATTCTTCTTGGAGTACGACGTCACATTCAGGGTCCCGCAACTCATGCCAGAGCGACAAGTTAAAACAAGCAAGAAATCATCAGCAACATCAGCACAAAACGAAGAACACACAAGACACGTGTTCACACCAGATGAAGGACAATCAGAAGGCATCAAGTTCAATTCAGAAGGAGGTTTCTTTGAATTCTCACAAGAAGCACTCAGAAGAATCATCATCAACGCAGTCTTGCAACAGCCACAAGACAGTGTCTCCCCAGCAAGAATCACTTTATCCCAGATCTTCGGATCAAATGCCAGAGCAATCACAGAATCAGAAGGAGCAGTGTTTGATGTTAGATTCTCACAAGGAGAGGAATTCTCACACCTCATCATCACAGCAGCAGGAGAACACCCAGCCAGAGTCATCTATGAGTCAAACATGGTCCAAGACGACAATACCTACGAAGGAGGAACAGCAGTCATTCCAGGAGGAATTGGAGACACAATTGCATCAGTCGAAGCAGCAAACACCGTCGGAGTCATTTACGACTCAGTTCTCCCAGCAGGAGACTACAGACTCCACCTCCCAGAACTCACATCAATCCAATGGTCAACAGTCACAATCACAACACAAGAAGAAGATGAAACAGAGTAAGAAAGTAAGACGAAGATGGTTGTACTAAGCATTGTGAATTATCCTTGATATAGGGCTTTGCCCTCATACGCGACCCTCGCACTGACGCTCGTGGGGTCGTTAAAGATGATTTCCCGCCAGCATGGACTACATTAGCGGATGCCTGGGATTAGTCACCAGAAGACCAGGGCCCCCGTCCTTGGTACATACATTTGGCATATAATATGGGCGGCATAGGTAATCCCTATCCCGGTGAACGTTCCATCTGCCCTCGAGGTACAGGTTCCCCAAGACCGGCTCGTCCGTGAGGGGTTCGGACGGTCATCGAGTTCAACACCTGGAGCGGGTGTTGGAGCTTATCCCAGGGTTTAAATGCAAATCCAGCGCTCGGCCTGCTAACCGAGTCTGGTGAAG